CCTTTGTTCTGTGTGGGTATCGTAATACTTGTATCTGTTGCACCAAGATAAATAACAAAGATATTTCCTGTACCACTTGATGGAGCTTCTGTAAATGTAAGGTTAGTGCCATTTGGCACTGTAAATGCGTCTACACTCTCTTGTATTACACCGTCAACGCTCACTTCAATGTCTTCTTGAGCTACAGTCTGGTTTAACGTAAAGACGGTTGTAGAGCCATCTCCGTTGAACTCCTGCGTTGCAGGTCTTGATGAAAAACTAGAACCAACTTGACTTCCTATGTATGGCATTATGTAATCTCCATTATACTCGCTACAGTATCAAGGCTATTTGCTGTGTTTGATGAAACACTTAACGTATGACCCGTCTCCATAATAACCTTGTTACCTCCCATGTATTCAAAAGATGATCCAGAAGGTATCGGTATGGTTTTGGCTAAAAACACAGTCTGTCCTGCACTCAACTTGATATCGGCTGTTATCTGGCTTGAAGTCGTGTTTGCTAGTGTCAAACCAATCACAACCGTTGTTGTGGCAGATGGAGCAGTGTAGACATTCATCAAAGCGTTAGCCGATGTGTTCGAGCCATCATACACTTTGTTCTTAAATGTATTAGCCATCTGTTTCTCCTTAACCTACATCATCTAGTAATGCACAAACTAAAACCTCTGCTGTGGATGCTGATGATATTGCGTGTATATCGGCAACTGTTGTATTTGGTAATCTCGCACAGAAGAACTCATTAGGACCTATCGTAATCCCATCCGTTGCTGAAGAGGATGCTGTGCCTGCATCCAACACTATGTAGATACTTCTACTGTTTGTATCTATGTTCTTAATAAACAAAAAGTTTACTTTGTCGCCTGTCGCTACGGCTGTTGGTGCTGTGTCATCATCCACGGCTGTATAGTCCGTGTAGTTACCTGCTATCAAGTCTGTACTAGAGTTTGATACGCTTGTTTTCTTAAAATACCATTTATCGTTTGCATCAGAAGGCGATACCGTCATAGTAGCCGAAAGCGTCTTGGCTATCTCATCAGGAAGCACCGTTGCCTGTATGCTTGCTATTGCGTCATTTGCCATGTATTTTCTCCTTTATCCTAACGCTATTGCCAAAGCCGTGGGATCATCTTTAGTAAATCCCTCTGAGGTCATAAATGTAGATACCACACTCATATCCATTCTTTTTAACGTACCTGCATCACTTACTAATAACTCATCTGTTGTGGCTAATCCAGAGGCAAGTTCTGTCTGACCACTAATGACATTGTCGTTTAGCATACCACTTTCCACTGCATCATTCTGTATGGTAGTGGCTCCGTTTGAGGCTATGGCTACGTCACCTGACATTGCCACCTCTTGATAGCTTGTGCCATCCCCCACAAGTATCTTACCTGATGTTACGTCTGGCATGATCAAACCACCAATCTCTAGGAAAGAGGGTGTCATATTAAGATTGCCTGTGTCGGATGCTGTAGAGGTGCTTGTTCCTAAGACCCATCTATCTTCCGACTCATCCCACATTATTAACGCATTGTCACCTGTAGACCCTCTTTCTATCAGAACACCACTATCATTAGAGTTTGAGCTTACTCCACTATTTAGCTCTAAAAGATTATCTGTTATGGTTGTGTTTGTTGTATCTACTGTTGTAGTCGTACCACTAACAGTGAGATTACCTGCCACTGTTACATTAGCTCCACTAAACGTCATGGCTGTTGTTGGGGTAGACCCAGACTTAACCACCAACTCACCACTGCTATTTGTTAAACTACCAAATGTAGTGCCATCGTCTTTAAGAGTTACATCGGCTCCACCTGCATCTAAGGTTATGTCTCCTGCTGAGTCTAATGTAATCGTTGATCCTGTTATTGTTTCTATAACAGGGCTTGTCAGCGTTTTGTTGGTTAGCGTAGCCGTAGATGTCGCTGATACTAAACGAGCATCACCACCTGTGCTAGGTAGGGTTAGCGTATTATTAGCACTCTCTGAGTGTGGAGCAGCGATTATTGTTTGTCCGTGAGAGTTAGCCTCACAGTTTAACTTTATAGCACCTTGATTGGTGTTTCCTTTTACAACAACTTTTCCTGTTCCGTTTGGTGCTAACTCTAAGTCTGCATTTGACGTAGTGACAATATCGTTGCCATTCATATCTAAATTACCACCCAACTGAGGACTAGTATCGTTTACTACGTCAACACCTGTAAGGGATGCACCACTACCACTAAAAGCTGTAGCTGTAACTGTACCTCCGATAGATACATTGTTACTACCATCTTCTACTACAAGTTTGCTTGCAGGCACTGTGATGAAAACGTCTTTTGTTCCTGATCCAAAGTCAACAGCACTGTTGCTATTCGAACTGGCTATGATTGTCGTTCTTGCTAATGTTGTTCCAGAGGATGTAAATGTTCCTAGACCAACCTCAAAATCACTATTGGTATTATCAACAATAGCATAATAGGTGGTATCAGAATTAGATAGGTTAGCAGTAAAAGTTTCAAAGTTCGTGACTGCACCAAGCAGACTGATCGTTCCTGTGCCTGTAGTCGTTGTCGTTTCACGAACTCTATCTGCAATCACAAATGCCATTAAGCTATCCTTATTATCGCATTACTTGAATCAGCCGTTGGGAACACAATGGTGAAATTTCCAGAAGAAGAGGACTTGTCCGAACCAAAGTCTAATATACACACTGCGGGATCTCCACTCGCTGAGTCGTTATATATCAAAGCTCCTCTTGCGGTTATCGTAGCTGAGCCAAAAGTTAAATCCGAAAAATCTGTAAAAGCTGTAGTGCTTGACGTTGTAGGATCTACTCTAGTCAAAGATCCACCACCTGCGGTATAGTCCCCAGAATTGCTTACCTCATTACTAGCAGAGCTAGAATAAGCAGTCACCGTGGCATCCATGTCAGTGCCACTACCCCCTAGATTGTCATTTCCCGCTTGTGAGTTTGTAAACAAAGCTAACTTAAACGTATTGCCTCCACTATTTTTAAAATTGTGTACCCCTTCTAGTAATTCTTTTTTAAAAGAAGTGCACAATGCGTTACTACCAGTAAAAGCCATTATAATCTCCTTATGTGTTCTGCGAGCTTATCATATCCCGCATCTTTGATTGCATTGCAAACAGTTACTCTGTCTGATTGTATAGCCTCTTTCATGTAAAACGCTATAACTTTTTCTAAATGATCTTTGAACGCTCTCGCCTGGTCGCGTATAGCGGGAGGAGCATTGTCTCCCACCTCAACTATTTTATCCACACATCTCTTTGCCACCTCTTCTGGTGTAAATCCTCGATTGTCTGTAGTATGTATCTCAACAATCGGCTCTTTCTTCATCTCCATAAGCATTATGTTCTGGGCCTTTCTGGTAGTCCTCTTCTATACGCATCAGCATTTTCACGAGCTTCTCCGTACTCTTTCAATCGTAATAACGACTCTACAAAACGATCATTGTACATTTTCATGACATCTGGCTCACCCTTCATAAACGTGTACGCTTCTATCAAGCTACCATATAGCATAGCAAAAGGAGCGTTAGTGCTTAACCAGGTGGTGCCAGAATCTTCTCCCGCAGTCAGACTATTAGGTCTGTAATAATAATGTAGCTCTACAGAGTACGCTTGATCGGGAGTGGGAGCTAAAATAAAATTATCTACATCAAAAATTGCATAGTATTGAGGTAATCCAGTAGTAGATGCGTTAGGATTATACTCCTCTATATAGTTTACGTCTTTTTGTAGGAGAAAGCTTTTGTTGCTTGAACTTGTAACGGACAAACTAAAAGACGCTAAGTAATCACTAGGGACAGCAAGGAATCTATTGCTAGACGTAGTTGATGCCGTTACGTTCTTTCTAAAGAACTCTAGATCAACCGTCTTAAATATACGCTCTTCTGCTCCTTTTATAAAATCAGACAAGTGATTAGTAAATGTAGTCTCCGTGTTTTCCGTATAATCTTGAATAGCTGTCTTTAATGTTGCAAATGTAAAGCTCATGATGTCGTCACCGTAACTGATCCAACACTGGCTGTCACCTCAAAAGAATCCATCTTAAATCCTATAATCCCATCTCCAAAGTTTGTATAAACAACAAAAGCCGTTGTTTCTTGAGCGGTGTCTGGACGTGATATTCTCAAAGCTTGAGGATCAGCAATAATTCTAGAGGGATCTAATTGCGGATGTTTTGCTTCATACTCATCTCTTCCAACTAGCGATCCGTTCCACTCCATACGCATGTCTCGTAACTTATAGCGAAAACCAGATCGATCTGATATCCCGTAAGCTCTCTTGTTTGATGCGTATCTAGGCATTATGTAGACCTCAAGTATTGAATGCTAGGCTGTAGTTTAAGAGATACTCGATCTTCATCCTCGTCTGCTGCTCTCTGAAACTCCTCTTCGTACACCACTTTCAAAAGCTGTGTTCTTTCGGGTGCTCTCTTTAACGAGATGTAATACGCTAGACCCGCAACCATACAAGGTAAAAACCTAAACGGAGCGTCTGTTGTATTCTGTAACGTGTCTGCATCTTGTATTCTGTTCACAAAATAATACACCAAAGTAAAATCAGATGAGTTTGGTGTGGGCCATAAGTTTATGGTTGGAGTTATCTGTCGATCATAAAAGAACTGACTAGGACGACCCGTTGAGGTCTTGTTAGGAATATTTAGGTACTCACTCCTAGATATCCTTGTTATGGAGAAGTCAGTGCTGTTAGAATCTCTAATTACCACGTCCAACAAGTCTGTGAAGTTGCTAGTAAACGTATATGTGGCTGTTCCAGATGTAAGAGACTGTGTGGCTTGCGTTACAGTCCAAAGATTAAGACCTCTGTTTGCCCAATCAGCAAACATAAGATTCATAGATCGTCGTGCAGACTTAGCGTCATAGCCAGTGCGAACCTCTAGTCCACACCGCTCATATGCCTCCTCTATGATCTCTGCTACGTCAAGATCAAAATCTCTCGAACTGGATGTTGCCATTACTCGTCCTCTTCATTCTTTGCGTACATATTATCAAAAATTTGATTTACGTCCAATACATAATCCAAGTCAGACTTTGAGTAGTGAATGTGCTGAGATGGCTTAAAATCTGGAGGACCTTCTCCTGTTTCAAACCAAGCGGGGTGCGTTACCCTTACACGATTGTTTGGTAAAGCTACTACATTACCCGTGTATTCCCCTTCTAATAACTGCAATACATGACTTTGTTTATGCTGTGCAGGATCATCCGCTATTTCACTATCCGTATAGTCTACTGTAAATAAATATTTTGCAGGATAAAAATCGGCTCCAACCTTTGCTAACCAAGGGCATGGAGTTGCTCTATTCAAAGTGTACACCGCGTGATGATGTGAGGCACAATCCCAAGGCTGTGCCATATATGTAGGCATAGGATCGGGCCATCCTTCAAAATCAAAGTCGCCCACCAAAGCCGTTATAGGCATTCTTGCCCACATCGCTCCTCCATGTACATTAGGTTGATCTTCATCCTCTGCTTCACAACCCGTGAAGATTACTTGAAAACTTAAACTTCTGTTCGGCATGGTTGTAACTGCAATCGCCATAGCGTGTAGAAATTCCCCATGATATTTTTCGTGATTGTGAGTATACTCTCTCCGCACCCAACACTTGAAGTGTGGGATGTTGCTTTGTAAATAAGCCATTCATTACTTCTTTTTCTTCTTTGTGACGGTAAAACCGTTTTTCTCTAACAACTTTTTAGCTGATGCGACGGTCATGGCTACACCACCGTTTTTCATTTTTTGCTTTACAGCACCACCCTTGCTTTTTTTAATAGTGCCGCCTTTGTATTTTTTAACCATTCCCATCTTTTTTCTTGGACTAATCATTTTGTTTTTCTCCTTCTTAATGATTGAACTCTTCTTGGTTTACCCGCAGGTTGACCAAGTCTCTTCTTCTGAGCTATCCGCTTTCTTTTTTCAGAAGCAGTCATCTCTGAAGCTGTTTTAGGGGTCTTTTTGCTTATTCTTTTAGAGGGTCTACAGTATGGAGTGCCCCTCTTTTCCCCTTTTTGTCTACCACACGCCTTACCCGTGCGAACATCTTTCCAGTCTTCTTTAAACCATCTTTTGAGAGCAAGTCCCTTTTTTGTCTTACGAACAGCCATTACGCCAACACAGTTTTCTTTCTCTTCTTGCCCTCAACCATACCACAGCCTCTAGCAATAATTATATTACCGCCATTCTTAAAACCCCTTGGCAAAGCTCTTTTCCTTGGCTGATCTGCCTCTATAGTTCCACCCATAGCTTTTTTCTTTGTAGACTTTCCGTAGTTGGCTGCTCCAACCTTTCTACATTTTGCAATGGCACCAGAGGCATACGCTGAAGGGAAAACTCTATAGCGAGCTTTTACCTTGTGGTAACACGCATCCTTTTTACTTCCAGACTTTGACACTTGCTTCTCCATGTTTGATCGTCTTATTGTCATATGATGCACTCCTTCTGATAAAGTCTTCCCAAAGAGGCTTCAGCATTTCGTTGTTTTGTTCAATCTTCACGGACATGACCTCTGTCCTTTTATCTACCGAGATCAACGTAAATGCCATCCAAGACAAAACACCAAAGACTCCCATTGTGGTAACGCCTAATAATACTTCTTTCATCAACATCTCCACCGTCTTCTAGCTTGTCTCAAACGACTATTTGGATCTTTTGCCGCTTTCGGAAACTTCTTCATTTGACCTGCACTTCTAGCACAGTAAGACTTACGTCTTGCTTTATCTTTGGCTGATAGATTTTTCTTCTTCGTAACAGCCGTTCTAAGTTTACTACCAGGGTTCTCTCTACGATATCGAGCCACACCTGCCTTAGTCATCCCCGCTCCCTTTTTAGTGGAGCGGAAATACTTTTTAGTTTTTGGTGGCTGTTTATCTCGCTTACGCTCAGCCATAGTTCTTACGCATAGCTAGTATGATTGTGTATGTGTCAGCACTTGTGTGACCCACAGTCGTAAACTGAATGTCTCCAGTTTTACCGCTACCCGCATTATTTGGTATCCCACCAAAATCTCTATAATCATGATGACCGCTTTGGTTCTCACCAAGTTGTATCGCTAGAACATCAGACGTAGCATCAAATAGTATGTTTACTTTCATTCCAACACACTGCCACCAAATTTGTTCTATTGTTACACCTGTGCAAGTAGCTCCATCTGTGCCAGTAGCTAACCCACTAACGTCTACTTTAGTGACGGCACTTTCGCCCGTGCCATCACTTACATTAGTGAACTTCATTACGACCTTATTAGGACCATCAAGTATAGTTTGTGAGGTTACTGCATCAGCCATTTAGACCTCCCTTAATATACTGAGTATTCTAGCTCAACTGTAAATCTACCTGCCGTTGCATCTGCGTTTAAAGTAGTAGTTGATCTTGCATACAAGAACGTATTTGCAATCGGCGCTGTTACATTAGGCTCAAACACGTGATAATTACCTGCTGAGTTATTAAA